GGCTTCTTTCCATGCCAGAAAAACTCATCATTAGCGCTTCGGATTATAGCAGAAGCATGCTCCTCAGCTGTGATACTCTTCGACCTAATGCCTAAGAGTAATGATTTATGGATGGAATCAATAGCCAAAGGACACACATATGCATATAACTCTTCTTCAAAGCGCCATTTCCTTTTTAGGAAATCCGCTTCGTTAATATGTATATATGGTCTTGAATCTGACTCCTTATCTGCCATTGTATAAGTTATACCAATTTCAGACAGGATATCAGAAAGTGACGTATGATTGAACCAAGGGACGTTTTCAGAAACTCCCATTCCATTGTCATCACCGTACGTTATAAGACGTACATTATCACGAAATGACTTAAATTCTGACTTCGGATTAAGTTTGAAATAAGCGTACCGCATATAGATACAATTTACAATGCTATTTAATGTGGCAGTTAATGATTGACCAGATGGATTCTTACCAAAGAATTCAATCAGATCACCATTATACTCAACATATGGAAAAACAACATCATACATTATACCCTTACAAACGCGCATCTCTTCCTCATTATAGCCACAATGTCGCAGAAACTTATGAATAAGCTCAAATGCTGCAATCATAAATTCTGTTCTCATTGTTACATCAAACCCGGAAAAATCGCCAAAGATCATCCTCTCCTCACCAAATTTTGTAAGATAAGACCTAATATTGTGCCACTCTATACTTTGAGCTTCTGTTCCAATGGCAGCTTCAAAAATAAACTTATTATTTTGAGCCACTCTAACAAAACTCAAGTACATTGTCCGCATAATTAAAGTCAAATCAATTGGAGACGCCATGAAGACACGAGTCTTCTTAGCATCAATTTTTCGGAAAGGTAAAGCCTCATCTTTTAATGAAGCTCTAAATATTGGATGATTTCTTTTACCCTGCTTATATCTATCTAAGCGGTCATAAACCCTAGACATGATATTTTTATCGAAGCAGACAGGTTCCTGATGCACTTCATCAGGTGGCAAATCAATCAAATATGCTCTTTTAGAACACTTCCAAGGGAAACCCATGCTAGACGCCCTATTGATAGAATCAATATATCTAACACCAGGTTGACCGTTAATTACAGTATCAAAATCTAAAACATGAACATCTTCCTCAAAACCTTTTGGGAGCAAGGATATCCATTCAGAAAGAATCTGATCTGTAATATCATTCAGAAGCCCTATTGAGATATTAGAATCCGCCTGAACCTGTTTTTCCAAATTAATGAACCATGGCATCCTAGAAATCATCACAGGAGGACCGTACTTACATTCTATACCATATTTAATTATTTCATCATGAATAATAGTATTTTTCACTCTAGTAC